GTGCCGGTGTTGGTGTACTCAAAGCCTTCAGCCTTGACGGGCAGGCGGGTATAGGCATTGCCGTTCCACGTGATGTTGCCGCTGACGTTGGCATTGCAGCCGTTGTGCCAGCGATAAGTGTCGCTGCTGCCATGCAGGGTGGTGTCCAGCTTCATTTCGAACAGTTCGATGATGGCGCTCGGTGCCAGTGCAGCCAGTTCCTCGTAGACGCTGCTAATCGCCGTCCAGACAACCGTGCCATCAGTGATGGTGCTGCCAATGTCAGTTGGCCACGCCGGTTGGGTGCTGGAGCTGGTGCCAGCCGTGGTGCATTGAAAGACAAGACCGGACGCCTGCAGGCTTGTGGCGCGGACGATGTTGCCGACGCTGTAGCTATTAGTAGCAGCCCAAGATGCGTATGCCATCAGGGTTCAAATACTTCGCGGAACGTCGCCGTAATTGTTGCCCGACCGTTATATGTAATCGTTTTGTCCCACTGCGGGCAGACCCATTTATAAGTCACTGCCTCATCAGGAGGCGCCCACTCAAACGCGGCATTGTCGTCTGCACGCGCATCTAGAAACGCTTCAATGGTGTCACTGTTGGCTTCAGTGATGTTCTGCCATGTCAGTGTCCATACCTTTGGATTTTGGTTTAGCCCGTAGGTTAGACGCTGCTCATAGCCATCACCGAACTGAACCGTGCGGACAATCGGTTGGTTGGCCTTAGAAGCGCCGTAGGTTGGGTTGATAGCAGGAAAGGTAGCCATTAAGAGAGCAAGCCTCCTGGGCGCTTCTGTTTAATCAATTCTTGCTGTACCGCAAGACCAATCACCTTGCCGAGCTGGCTTGCCTGTCCAGGATCGCCCTGCACGCTACTACCGCCGGCGTCTACGTTCACCACCACGTTACCCATGCCACCAAAGCTGCCAGCAGGTGCGATACCACCGCTACGCCCAGGCATGAACAGTTCAGGACCACGCTCACCGACGAGGTAACCCTGACCAGCGGTAACGCTGCCGCCGCCAGCACGCTTAAACAAACCGCCAAGCAAGCCGCCACCAGTGCCAGTGCCAGACATTGCACCGAACAAGGCAAGGTTGACAGCTACATCCAGCAGCTTGTTGGCAATGTTATTCAGCAAGTTGGTAGCAACCTCTTGCAGGCTCTTCGTGCCATCAATGGCGCCTTGGATAGCGCCAACAACACCGTCCTTAATGGACATACCAATGTCGGCATAAAGCTGTTTAAGTTGAGTGGCAGCATCAACCTGTTGCTTGAGGGCGTTGTTGCGCTCTAAAAGTGCTTTGACTTGCCCTTGGTCCAATCCTTTTGTATCTTTCGTTATTTGCGCAATCTGTTGCTTAAGCAAAACCTCTGCCTCATTGCCTTGCAGTTTTGCTTGCAGCAATTCGTTCTCTTCTTCTATAGTTTTGATTCTTTCAATGCCTGTCTCACGTTGCTGCAAGTCGAGCATCGCAAGTTCTTGTGCTGTTTGAATTTGGCTTTGAGCCAGTTGTTCACCAATTTTGGCAATACCAAGCTGTTTCTCTTGTAGGGGTACAGAGCTTTGCTCAATAGCAAGGGCTTGATACAGAAGTTCAGTTTCTCGACCAATACCCTGCAGGCGAATCTCATCCTCTTTGTTTTTAGCCAAAGCAGCTTGACCTAGCAGACCCTGCAGTTGTGTTTGCTGCTGCAATAAACCAAGCTCACGAGTAAGCTCAGGCACTTGACTCTCGCGTGGCTTTTTATTCTTTTGCTTGGTCAGTGGATCTATGCCAACTCCTGAAGAGTCATCAAGATTCGATTGAGTTGTTGCCTCAGGTTTGAAATTACTAGGATTAAGCCCTAATACTCCTCTTGCAAATTGTTGCTCTTCAGATATTCTTGTTTGCTCTGCTGCCATAAACGGCGACATCGCAGTCAGAGCCAAGGGTCCAACTACGGGTATTTGAAATAATGGACTTGATTCTGCCAATTTTTTCCGTCGCTCCTCTTCTTTTTTTTGCAGTGCCAACAAAGCTTTTCGCTGCCCCGCTTGTGCGCTGACAACTGTCTCACGAGTAGCGCCTTTGAATGCTGCTGCAGCACCTCCTGCTGCTCTGCGTTTCTGCAATTCTTCAATACTTTTTGCTTCCCCAACAACGTTGCTTACATAGTTGATACCAGTGGTGACAATCCCAATGAGCGACAAAGCTCTTAGGCTTGCAGCTAAAGTATTAACTAACGGCGCTGCTATTGCCGCAACACGTCCAGTTCCTGTAATACCTCCTTGAAGTAAAACCAATTTTGCGTTTCCCGTAAGTGCTGCTGCACCAGCCATTGCTGTCTGGGCAGTCAGCAAAGCCATTGCACCCTTAAACAAAGCGGCTGCGCCAACTATCAACCCAATAAACTTTTTCAGTAACGTAATTTGAATAACTAGCTTGGTTACTTCAACAACTGCATCGAGCACAGGTTTAGGTAGTTGCCCAATACCTTGCACAAATTCAGCAATGCCGTTAGCAAGCGGCACAAGCTCCTCAATGAATCGAGACAACACTGGTAGCAACGTTCTGCCCAGCGACAACGCTAATAGCTCACCAGAAGACTGCAAAGTTTGCAGTTGTCCATTAAATGTTTTTAGGGATGCTTCAAAATCTTTTTGTACAGTACCTGCCGCTGCTGCACCACCTGCAGCAGCCTTAAGCTCTTCGTATTCCTTTTTATATTTCATCAGCGCCATCAATGCCAATTTGGCTTCTTTGTCGCCAAATATCTGCGATAACTTAAATGTATCTTTGCCCGTGACACGAATCAATTCTTTGATTGCAGCATCCATAGGGTTGACACCCTTTGCCACTGCATCCTTCAGAACTTTTTCAATGTCTACACCAAATTTTTTAAAGTTTTTGACGGTCTCCGGTGCCGTCATTTTCAATAACGCATCCGTCAGTCGTGTAGATGCCTCAGCAGCGCCGGGGGCATCTTTGCGAACCATCTGCATCATTGCCGCCAAGGCAACCGCGCCTTCTTTGCCTCGGATGCCTAGTGATGTTGCAGCAGATGCAATGGTAGGCATGAACTGAGCCATGTCTTTCAGTTCAAATGCACCCGCCTTGCCAGCAAATGCCAAGGCGTCAAATGTTTGTTTTAATTCATTTGGTCTAATCTTAAGTGCGCTTTGTAGCTGAAAACCAGTCTTAGTGACATCAGTCAATTCCGAGTTAGTTGCCACGGCAACCTTCCCAAGAGTCTCCATTGACGCCACTGCGTCATTTAGCTTCAAACCCTGCGCCACAAGGTCTTTGACACCTTCGGCTAACACCGTGGGCGCTAGGTTTGTTTTACTTGGGGCAGACAACTGCTTAAGGCTTTCTGCTAGCTTCGTGATTTCCTTTTCGCTAGCGCCTGCAGTTTTGCCAATCTCACTTAAAACAGATTCAAACTGTGATGTTGTACGTACTATTTGTTGAAGAGCAAAACCTGCACCAAGAGTAGAAACAAGGCTTGCGATACTAGCCGCTGCACCTTTGGACGCCTGCTCAAGACGGTTTAATTCTTTGACCGCGCCGCCGGTCCTTACCTGTACGTCTACAACCGAAACAGCCACGGCGATACCTCCCTATAGAGTCAGTCTACCGTTTTGACTTTGCCTTATCCATTGCTTCTTTTTCGCGCTTGCCTTTTATCTCGTAGAAGGCTGCAAAATGAACAAACTCAGCGTCCGTCAACTCGCTACGCAAACGACTAACTGTCATCCCGAGCTTAGTAGCCAGGAAGAACTCAAAGAACAACCAAGAGTCTTCCTCTAATCGTTTTTTGCTTCATCTATATTGCCGTCACCACCTAGCCCGAACAGGAACAGCTCTAAATCATTTAGCACACGTTCCGGCAGCTCTCGCTGCAGTTTGGCAGCATCAGCAGAGGCGAAGGCTTTAGTGCCATCTTCAAGCTCTGCCATTTGACATAGCATCTGCGTGCTGATGTCCAATGCCTCTTCAGAACCAGCCAACGTGCTGGCACGCTTGCGGTCCGCTCGTGTGATGGGCTTGAAATAAAGAACCAGCACAGTTTCTCCAGCATCATTGGTGACGCTGAATTTACGGCGCTGGTTCAGATCAAAAGCGCCCGTGAGCAGGTCAACGGCGCGGGGTGTAGCAGCAGGCATCAGATACTGAGGGTAAGAGCACCGGATGTGACGAAGTTAACCGTCACAATTTCGATCTCTCCAACCGTAGCACTGTATTCAGAGCCTGTCACCACCAGCGTGCCGGTGATCTTCTTACCGCCAGTCTCGTCCAAGTACAGCTCAAAGGCTGCATCGGCCTCGTCCGTAGCTTGGTTAACGTCCTTGATCAGGTCTAGCTTGTCGCCAGAGCCAGGGGCGTCATACAGCAGTTCAATGGTGCCCGAACCACTGATCAGACCACCCACATTGGCACGATAAGTGTCGCCATGGTCGGTTACATCCAGTGATTCCTTTTCGACGGTCATAGACCATGACCGCACTGCTGCGATCTCGGACAGACCGCCGCTACCGGCTTTGTCAAAGAAAACAGTGCCTTGTTGACCGCGATAAAAAGCCATGATCAGATGCCCAGAGTGATGTCGCCGTTGGTCACGAAGTTCAGGGTAATGACTTCGATCTCACCGACAGTGGCAGAGTATTCAGCCGAGGTGATGACACCATCAAAACTGATTTTCTTGGTGCCAGTGGTGTCAAGGAATAGCTCAAACAGAGCCAAGCCCTCATCGTTCGCCGTATTGACGTGTTCAATGAAGGCGTTGGTTTCGTCCGCGCTAGAAGCGGTGTAAAGGATTTCGCAGGTGCCAGAACCGCTAATCAGACCGCCGACATTGGCGCGATAGGTAGCGCCCAAGGCGGTGGTGTCCAGCGATTCCTTCTCAACGGTCAAAGACCAAGAGCGGGTGCTGGTGATAGCTGCGGCAGAAGAGCCAGCATCGTCAAACTTGACGCTGCCTTGCTGTCCCCGGTAGAAGGCCATG